ATGTCAAGCCGGAATCTTGAGCGAACCGAGTCCGCGCAGTGGCCTAGGCGTTACCTTGGGTCTGATGTAACCTACCGATTTGTTTGCGCTGGTCCGGGTGCCGCCGTCATCGGGCGGGGTTGATCGCCCGACGCCGGTCATCAGCCAGACGAAGTCGCAGCCGCTGCGGTCGGAGATCTGCCGGCAGACGCCTTCGTAGTCGCGGGGCTTGCGGTTCTCCAGCTCCCACTCGCGCCACGATTGCGCCTTGACGCCGCAGGCAAGCGCGGCCTCTTTGAGGTTCCAGCCCATTTGGTGGCGGACCAGGACGAGGCGCGCAGCGAAGTCGCTGGTGCTCGGGATCCAATCCCTGACTGTGCTCATAGCGATAAGTCTGCACAAGTCGTGTATTGCGCGCAATACGTACAAGATCACAATTACCCGGTCCTGAGGGCCAGTTTCCGCCAGAAAACACGCGGTAAGTCGTGCTTGACACGAATTGCACGCGTGTGACACGGTATCCGCATGTCACAAGTCGTGTTACTCACGACTACCGAGGTTGCAGAACGATTCCGCGTCGACACCTCTGTAGTCCGCCGCTGGGTCGCCAGCGGAAAGCTCAAGCCCTCCATCAAGACGCCCGGCGGTCACTACCGCTTCGATGAATCCACCATCGCGGAGTTCGAAGGGTGAGCGCCATCCCCGACCCGGGCGGCGTGTCCGGCACATTCGCCGCTCTGGAGCGCACCACGCCGGGCCGCCCCGCGGTCACGATGTTCGCTTACCCCGCCGGCCAGTGCCACGTCCGCGTCATCCGCGACCAGGACGGTGAGCCGCTATTCGTGCTCGCCGACCTCTGCCGGGCCCTCGCGATCCGGAACGGCCGCGACGTAGCCGCCCGACTGGCCGACGACCAAAAGGGTGTCGGCTCAATCGACACCCCTGGTGGCGCCCAGCAGATGACCGTGGTGACCGAGTCCGGCATGTACGAGGTCGTCATCCGGTCCGACAAGCCGGAAGCGGTTGCGTTCCGTCGCTGGATCACCGGTGAGGTCCTGCCTGAGATTCGGCGCACGGGGACGTATTCGCGCTACCCGGCCGCCCCGCAGCAGTTGCCATCCAAGAAGGAACTGGCTCAGTGGGTTGTGGAGGCTGAGGAGCGCGCTGAGCTGGCCGAGGCCAAGGTCGCCGAGTTGGAGCCCAGCGCGGAAGCGTGGGATCGGCTCGCTGAGGTTGGTGCCGACTATGAGGTGGGCGACGCGGCGAAGATCCTGTCCCGGGATCCGAAGATCTCGATCGGGCGTAACCGTCTGTTCGAGTTCATGCGGGAGCGGGGGTGGATCTATCGGGGTCGGCACAACGCGTGGAAGGCGTATCAGGACCAGGTCGACAACGGTCGGTTGAAGCAGCGTCCGGGCCGTGAGTACTTCTGCAAGCGGCACAACGAGTACCGGACTGGTGACCCGACGATCGTGGTGACGCCGAAGGGGCTGGCCGAGTTGCGCCGGCTGTTGGGTGGGTCGGGTCAGCTCGAATTGGTGGCCGCATCGTGAGCGCGCTCGATGCGGTGTTCGCCATCTACGGGGACGGACTCCGCGCACTCGCCGACCTCATCGACCCACCCGCACCCAGCCTGCTCCATGACTTCGACGCACCTGTGCCCGATCCGGTCTCGTGCCCTGAGCGGCACTACCCGAAGTGGCTGACGGATGCGCTCGACGAGGGTTTCGAGGCGTTAGCCACCGTGGTTGGCACCGGCCTGACCGGTGAGCAGTTGATCTGGTACGGCGATCCGAAGCGCACCGGCAACTACGGCTTTCAGGCATTCACTGATGAGGAGACGCGGCGTGCTGAGGGGACGCAGCACGCGCAAACCCCCGGGGAGGTGAGCGCGGACCCATCCCCCGATCCCGCGCCCTCCCCGGGGGACCTCTCCTGGGTGGCCGATTCCGTGCTGCTAGCCCAGGCCGCGGATGCCATCTACGGCTATGCACGCAGCACGCCGAATGTCCTCGCGATCAACGATCTGCTGAACCTTGCTGACGCACTGCGTGATCGTGGCGCCCAGTTCGCGGCGGTCGAGGCTGAGCCGTTCGTCTCTCGCGAGGACCTGGCCGCGCACATCACGGCCGAGCTCACACCGGATGACGGCCCGGACTTCCTCCGGGATGCCGTCATCGCCGGGATTAGCGATCACGTCGCCAGTTCGCTGGTCGGCGACTTCTACATCACCAAGAAGTAAGTAGCGGCCCCGCGCCGCTGCCACGGCCGGGGCCTTCACCCACAAGGAAGAGGTCCATTGTGAGCACCACCGATCGTATCGCCGAGCACCACAAGAAGTGGGACGCACTCCCACCGTTCCCCGACTACCCGTACGTCATGCAGGACGACGACGTCGAATCCTGGTCCGATCTCCTGTACATGCGGGCGCTGGTCGACGAGATCGAAGACCACGCAACCAAGCTGGCCGCCGACCCGATCGGTGTGCACCAGGTGCAGCTGGCCCGCCTGCACTCCGCGACCGAGGTCGACGTGCTGGCCACGACTCCGGTCCCGGCCGGGATGCTCGACCCATGGCCCACCGACCTGTCCAACGGCCTGCTCGCCGCATGGCGTGACGGCATCGAGGACGAACCGGAACCGGAAGCGGTCGAACCCCCCGCCAAACGTGGTGGGGCGCTGCTGCTCGTCCGCCGCATCCTGTGCGTGATCCTGTCGCTGGGTGTCCTGTTCGGCATCGGTGCCGCGTGGTGGATCACCGACGCCAAAGCGGCACCGGATCCGTACTGGCCGATCCCGCCAGTGTGGTGCCCGGGTGGCGGTACCCAAACCGGTTGGGGCGGTTACTGCGACGGCGCGACGTTCCCCGACGGAACGAAGTGGCACACCGACAACTTCGTGGCCCCGTTCGTGGGCCGCGTGTGGAACCCGATCGTCTGCGTGGTGGCTGATGCCCCCGCCCCGCCTCCGGTGGCAGGCCCCGGCGGGTGCGGAGGCGCGGTCCGATGATCCGCGAAACCGTCATCCCGATCGCCTGGCTGATCGTGGCCCTGACCATCCCCGCCACCGCCATCGCGCTGCAGGTGGTGACACGGTGAGCGTCCGACTCAACTTCATGCAGGACGAGAAGCCAGCAGTGCCGACGGCATGGATGGCACGGTCCGCGTGCAGTGATCGCACGGTCGACTTCTGCTCCGACAGCCGCAACGAACTGGAGCGAGCAAAACGGGTGTGCACTACCTGCCCGGTGATCCAAGAATGCCTCGCCTACGCCCTCGCACGCACCGAAACCCAGGGTGTCTACGGAGGTTTGACCGCCGACGAACGCGCCGGCCTGTTCCGCAAGTGGAAGACCGGTCAACCCGTCGTCCGCACGGTGACACCGCCCCCACCTCTCCCGCTCGACGCGAACGGCCAGCGCGAGTGCTGCGCCTGCCATGCCATGTTCACGCCGCCGCATCACCGCTCCCGCTACTGCACCCCTGAGTGCCGGCGTCGCGGCCGGGTAGCGAACTCGCGGACGTACGAGGCGCGGCATCGGGAGAAGCGTCGCCAGCGGGACAAGCTGCGGCCCGAGTCCCGCCACCTCGACAGAAAGACCACCACCTCCCCCGTAAGGATCGCCACCGCATGAGCAAGTTCACGGCCCCGATGCGCCGCAAGGAAACCGCCAAAGGCCACTACTACGTCGACGCCAACAACCACCGAATCCCCGGCGTCACAACCATCCTCGGCGACGGCGTCCCGAAACCCGCACTCATCAACTGGGCCGCCAACGCCACAGCCGAATGGGCTGTCGACCACTTCGACGAACTCATCGAAATGAGCCCAGCCGCACGACTCAAGAAACTGTCCGGCGCCCGCTACGAAACCACCGACAAGGCCAAGAAGCGCGGCACCGAGGTCCACGGCTACGGCGAACGACTCGTCAAGGGCGAGAAGGTCACCGCGATCCCCGACGAGCTCCGCGGCCACGTCGAGGCCTATGCCCGGTTCCTCGACAAGTTCGAGGTCGACCCGATCCTGATCGAAACGCCGGTCGTCAACTACAAGATCGGCTACGCCGGCACGCTGGACCTGGTCGCCGAGATCACCGACAACCAGGGAGAACGCCGAACCCTGCTCTTGGATCTGAAGACCAATGAGAAAGGGATCTTCGGCGAGACCGCACTGCAGCTCGCCGCGTACCGGTACGCCGAGTTCTACGTCGACGCCGACGGCAAGGAACACCCCATGCCCGAGGTTGAGGGCTGTGGCGCGATCCTCATCAGCTCCGACAACGCCCAGCTAATCCCCACCACCTCGGGGCCGGATCAGTTCAAGTCGTTCCGGATCGCCGCGGCCATGCGCGACATCGTCAACAACTCCCGCGACCTGGTCGGTGCCGCCGTCCAGCCGCACGACCCGAACCCGTCCATCGCCCGAATCGTCTACGAGGAGAACTGAAACCGTGTCCGAGATCGCTACTCGCAACGACGCCTGGCCCGCCGCACAGTGGGACGGAACCGTCGATCGTCTGCCCGCCAATCAGCCGCTCTCGCAGGGTGAGCGGATGCGGGAATGGCTGCACCTGTTCAAGGAGTGCCGGGAGGCCGCCGAGATCCTGGCCCGCACATCGTTCGTGCCCAAGGACATGATGGGCAAGCCCGCCGAGATCGCCACGTCGATGCTCAAGGGCTGGGAACTGGGCCTCGACCCGCTCGACGCGCTCGCCAGCATCTACGTGGTGCACGGCCGGGTCGGGTTCTACGCCGAATTCATGCGGCGCCGCATGATCCAGGCCGGGCACGTGTTCCGCGTGGTGGAGTCCAACGATTCGCGCTGCATCGTTGAGGGCACCCGCGCCGACAACGGCGAGACGCACCGTGCGGTGTTCACCGCGGAGCAGGCCAAGCGCGCCAAGATCGACATCTCGGCGTACCCGGCTGAGAAGCTGGTGGCTCGGGCGACGTCGCGGCTGGTGAAGCAGGCGTTTCCGGATGTGTTGTCGGGCAGCCTGATCGTCGAGGACCTGCTCGACGGCATGGTGAGTGTGCAGTCGGAGCGGGTCGATGTGGTCGACAGCGACAGCCAGCCGGCCGCTGCCGCCCCGGCGATCCAGCGGAAGCGTCAGCCGCGCGCGGTGAAGCCCAGAGCGAAGGCACCTGCGGCGTCTCCGGCTGACGTTGACGATCTGCTCGACGATCCCGAGCCGGAACAGGTAGCCGAACCGCAGCCGGTGGCGGCCAGTGAGCCGGAGCCCGCCACAGAGGGCGAGCAGACCGACCTGCTCGGCGATGAATCGGGCGACGACACTGCTGATCCCCGTGATGAGCCTGAGCCCGGTATCACTCGGCCTCAGCTGCAGAAGCTTTCGATCCTGCGGCAGAAGGAGGGCTATGCCGATGATCCGCAGGGCCGGGCTGATTGGTTCAACTGGGTCGCGGTGAACATCGCCCGTGAGGTCCAGAGCAACAAGGACCTGACGAAGGCTGAGGCCAGTGTGTTGATCGACGTCCTCGAATCCGCTGAGGCGGCCGGGTCGTGAAGGTCTTCATCTGCGGAATGCCTTGCGGGCGCTTTGCTGTCGAGATGGGCGACGTTCCCCGTGTCAACGACAGCGTCTCCATGCACCGCGGCGAGCGCGTCGAGAAGCTCCGCGTAATCGACGTGGTGTGGCCGATATATGCGGGCGACCTGCCCTACCCATACGACGGATTGATGCTCGCTCCTGAGGTTCACATCAAGCCCGCCAATCAACCCGACGAATGCCCATTCTGAAAGGGAAATCCACTGCCATGGCACTCATTGACGATCGTGAAGCTCCGTCCGATATCCCGACCACCAACGCGCTCGACCAGGTCCCGGACGATCTGCTCGGCGGCCCGCCCCCGCCGGCCGAGATCCGCATGTCCGGCAAGACGCTGCTCACCCTGGAGAACCCGCCCGAGCCCGGTGACGAACTCGTCCTGCTGATCCGCGTGAAGGTCAACGGCACCGGCGTGGACCTGCACGACAACGACGAAGAGGTGCCGTACCGCAAGGCCAAGCTCGTCACGTGCTGGAAGCCGGGAACCGCTGAGCCGCAGCCGAAGAAAACCCAGGCCGAGCTGGATGCCGACGCTGAAGCTGAAGCCGCCAAGGACCAGCCACCGCTGTTCGGCGAGGACGGCGAGCCCGAGGCCCTGGGCGATGTGATCGAAGGCGAGTTCGGGCCGAGCTTCTCGGACGGTGACGAGTGAGCGGCGCGGACGTGTACGCCCCGAATCCGGAGCATGGGGCATACGTCGAGCGCATCCAGGCCGAGATCGCCGCCGAGGCCGCCCGGGCCGACTTCGACTGGGCGATTGGCGGCGACGGCCCTGATGGCTGGGGAAAGCACGACGAGTACGCGATCGAGCCCGAGCGCGGTGGGTCGGCCCGCAGCATCACCGATGAGCTGTACGGGGCGATCGAGGACCTGCCCGACTACCGAGATGAGGCCCGAATCATCACGCGCACGGTCACTTATGGGCCATGGCGCTACGTCACACCCGAGGAGCTGCAATGAGCGGCGACATGATGGCCGAGCTCGGCGAAATCGGCGGCGAGATGGTCGACGAACTGATCGAGGGGATACAGGCTCACTGCACGGAGCGGCCGAACCCGCTTCTCACTCCACAGCGGCACTTCTTCCGCGAGATCGGATCGGGACTGCTCGTGATGCGCCACGAGGATCTGGTGACGTTGTGCGCCGCTGCGATCACTCGGATTGCCTACCCGGAGTTGCGGAACCGAGGCGGTGACAAATGAGCGCCCCGATTGTCACGGTGTACACGTCGACCGCGTGCCGTCAGTGCATCGCGACGAAACGCCACCTGGACAAGATCGGCGTCCCCTACACCGAGGTGGCGATCGACAGCGACGAGCAGATCACCGCCGCCGCGATCGCGCTGGGCCTGTCCACCGCGCCGATTGTGTGCGTGTCCGAGGGTGATGAGGGCTACTGCTTCGACGGGTACCGGCCGGACAAGCTCGACGCCCTGGCAGGTGCAGCATGACCGCCGTCATCGGGTTCCACGTTCAGTGCAACGTGTGCCCGCAGCGCGCGTTGGTCGCGGCCCAGCCCGACGGTGATTGGACGTGCCCGCGCTGCGCGGAAGTCGCTGAGCCGGTGCGAATCCCCGATGAGTACGCGATCAAACCCAGATTCGTCCCACCACCCGGGTTCGGGGATATCGACGTGGCCCAGGCCGAGCCGGTCACCGCCGGTAACTGGGGTGCGGATGAGTGGTGGCTGAAGAAGGTGCGTGGCTGATGGACACACGTGAAGCGATCGAGCGGGCCGCCGAACTCGGCATGCTCGCCGGACAGGACTACGCCCAAGCCTGCGCCAATCTGAATGCAGCGCGCGAGCAGGTGTTCCCGATTCCACCGGAGTTCGTCCGCGGCCTGGTCCACGCGCGGATCTCCGACATCGTGGCCACGTTCGACGCTCACGATCCCGGGATCTACCGGGCAGCCGACTCGGGTGAACCGCACGACCTGTACAGGTGCGGGGTTGGCTGCGCAAAGCCACCAGAATCGCCGTTCTTCGGTACGCGCGAGGAGTGGGAGCGGCACCTGGCCGACAAGCTCGCCGACGCACTGGCAGGCGAGTGATGACCCGCCCGACGCTCACCGTGGATCAGCGGTGGCTGCTGTACGTCGCTGCGCGGCACGTGATGCCGATCGCGCTCATCGACCCCGACTACGGGATTGCCAGCATCAAGCAGAGTCACGCCGGCGGATGCTGGCCGCCCGGGCGCGCACTGGTGCCTGGATGGCTGAACTCGTACCAGGTCACCAAGTCGGGGATCGTGGGCGGCGAGGCCCCGGGCGTCGTGCGGGTGACGGTCACGTGGGGGCAGCTGAAGCGGTTCTCCGAAGCGCTGCCGGTGGAGATGCGGGCCGCGCTGATGAAGGCCCGCAAGGCTGACCGGAACAACGTCGACGACGCGATGCTCACCGTGCTCGGCCTTGCCGACACCTCGCCGTGCCAGCTCGAATTGTTCGGGGCCACAGCATGACCGGCCAGTTGTCGCTGCCGATCTGCGCGTCCCCGGGCTGTCAGCTGATCACCGAGGTCCCTGGTACTCCGTGCCAGGACTGTGTGAAGGCGTTCGGCGACATGCTGCGCCCCGGCCGGCCGCTGACGGAGGCCGAGATCACGAAGCGCGACGAGGCCGTGCGCCAGGCGTACCGGACCGCGCGGCTGCGAGGTGTCCTGTGAAGCCGTACTACGCCGACGACCAGGTCACCCTGTACCACGGGGACTGCCTCGAAATCACCGAGTGGTTGGCCGCCGATGTGCTCGTGACAGACCCGCCGTATGGGCGCAACTGGCGCCAGGGTGAGCTACAGGGCCATACGGGAAACTCTGACGCACACAACGGCATTGCCAACGATCACGACACGTCGACACGTGACAGGGCGCTCGAGCTGTGGGGTGGCGATCGGACCGCCATAGCCTTCGGTGACCTAATGCTCGCACCAGCGCCTGGCTGCAAGCTCACTGGCATCTATCAGAAGTTCCATACAGAGGGATTCCGTGGTGCCATCGCCGGAGTAAGGCGCGATGCCGAAGCGATCTACTTCATAGGCCCGTGGCCGTCTGGACTGGGCGGCAGGTCGTCAGTGTTCGCAAGTCGTCGAATGATCAGCGGCGCAAGGGGTGCCGTCGCAGCAGCGGGTGGCCATCCCCACACCAAGCCCGGCGACGTCATGGAGCAACTCGTCGAGTTGTGCCCGCCCGGCGTCGTCGCCGACCCGTTCGCAGGTAGCGGCTCAACCCTCGTCGCGGCACGCAACCTGGGCCGCAAGGCAATCGGCGTCGAACTCGAAGAACGCTACTGCGAGCTGATCGCCAGGCGCCTGGACCAGATGGCCCTGGACTTCGGAGGTGTCCCGTGACCGCTGAATCGATGTGTGCGCACCGTGCTCGCCGAGCCCGAACCGGATCAATGTGGAGGAAACGATCAAAGTGAGCAGGTCAGTCGCAGAACGACTTTGGTCCCAGGTCGACAAGTCAGGGGACTGCTGGCTGTGGACCGGATGCACCAATTGGGGTGGATACGGACGCATGAGCGTTGGTGGTAGGCAGGTGTGCGTCCACCGCCTGTCGTACGAGTTGCGCCACGGACCGATTCCCGATGGCACAGAGATCGACCACGCCTGCCGAAACCGTGCGTGCGTCCGCCCGGAGCACCTTCGGGAAGCGACCCGGAAGCAGAACATGGAGAACCTCGTCGCCCGTAGTAGTAGCGGGTTCCGAGGTGTCTACCCGCATCGCCGTAGGTGGCAGGCCCGAATTTGCCATCACGGCAGGAGGATTCACCTGGGCAGTTTCCCTACTGCTGAGGCTGCCCACGAGGCTGTAAGCCGTGCCCGCGCTGGGATCTTCACGCACAGCATCGAATCCTCAACACCGGCGAACGGTGAGCCACCCAGCGAGTATCTGGGAACGCGCTGGGTGCGCAGATCAGACGGCATGGTCATCGTCATCGAGGCCGACCGTGATGCCGCTGGTGGTCGACCCAAGCGGTACCTATCGGCCCGCCGCCTGGACACAGGCCGGGCGTTCCAGGTCACCACGACCGGTCTGAACAAGAGGTATGCCGCAGCGATGGAGGCATCGATGAGCGACGTTGTGGAGCGCGCTAAGGCCGCGCTGGAAGGTGTGTCCCGCGCGCCGTGGAAGATGGGCAACCGCACACACCCCGACGTTGTGCACACCCCGAATGGCTGCTTGTGGCATCCGATCCTGGGCGAGATCAATCACCGCGCCGATGGCGAGTTCATCGCCCAGGCGCGCACTCTCGTGCCCGAGCTGGTCGCCGAGGTCGAGCGCCTGCGGGTAGCACTCAATGCGGAATGCCAGGCTGCCGACAACGCCGAGCGCCAGGTGCGCGACTATGAGCGCGGTGTCCGATGAGTGACGCCCAGAAGCTCATCGCCGACGTGCATTACGTCCATGAATGGCGGGGCGATTTCCTCGGTTGTCGGTGCGGGTGGAACTGGCCCGAAGAGCGCACGCATTTCTGTGGCGAAGAGGAGCGCATCAGCAAGGCCCACTCTGCCCACGTTGCCGCTGAGATCGACAAAGCCCTCGGAGGACTCAGGGTGGAGTCGGCACTGCGCGTCACTGTGAATCAGACAGACCGCCGCATCGTCTTGACCGACCCGACCGACATCAGCGCGGCGCGTCGATTCGCCACCGAGGAGAACAACACCCTTGCCGACGTGTCCCGCTGGGTGTCTGGCTGGAGCGAGGTCCAGTCGTGACGCGCCAGTTGCCGAAACCTGTTGCCGTGCCGCTCGGCTGGGTCATCTTCGGCGCCATCAACGCCGTCATCTACAGCGCAGGCTGGGCGTGCATGCGATGGGACGACCTCACCGACGCCATCGAATCACGACGCGCAGCCCGGGCGTTGTGGCGTGAAGCCGACCAGATCCTGAAAGAGAGTGCCCGATGACGACGCCCGAGATGTGGTGCATGCGCCACCAGACGACCCGGGAACTGTGCCCGCGGCTGGTCGGCTGCGACCCGAAATGCCGAGCGGACGACCAGGAGGTCAGCACAACACGGGAGGCGGCCGATGCCTGAGCGGATCCAGCGGAAGCGCACCGCGGGCTGGCGGATGCCCGAGGACACCATCTACGTCGGTCGGCCCACCAAGTGGGGCAACCCACTATTCGTCGTCGGCGGCACGGTCTGTGGGCGGCCTTGGTCCGCCGTGCGAGAGCAACCACTGCGAGTCGGTGTCCGGCGCGTCGGCGACGAGGTCGCGTACTCCTGCCACGCTCCAGCCCACTTGGCCATAGAGCACGCCGTCGACCTCTTCCGCACCTACTGCAACGTCGAGCGGCGCGACTACCCAGATGAATTCGCCAAATGGCTGACGCCGCTCCGCGGTCACGACCTCGCGTGCTGGTGTTCGCTCGATGCCCCGTGTCATGCGGACGTGCTGCTGGAGTTGGCCAATGGGTGACAACATCGCGCACCTGCCCGACTCCGATGTAGCGATCCGTGCACTCCACGCCGAGATTGAACGCCTCGCTGCCACGGCCTCCACCGCGTACATCTCACGCACACCAGTCCGGGTCGGCGCTAACGGCATCGGCGACGAGATGACGTTCTGGTACGACGGCGAACACGTCAAGGTGTTCACCTGCGACGGAACCGTATTCATGTCCGGCATCGAGCACGGCGGGTACTGGCCCGACTGGTACTGCCTCGCGCGCGGCGAGGCACGTGAGATCGCAAACGCGCTGTGGTCGGCCAGCGCCTACGTCGACCAGGAGGCGAAGCACTGATGCCTATCCGACCCGAGAACCGCGACCGGTACCCACGCGACTGGAAACAGATCAGCGAACGCATCCGGTTCGAGCGCGCCCAGAGCCGCTGTGAGTGCGAAGGCGAGTGCGGCCGCGGCACCCACACCGGCCGGTGCCCAAACCGCCACGGACAGCCCGCATACGGCACCGGAAGCAAGGTCGTGCTGACCGTCGCGCACCTCAACCACACGCCCGAGGACTGCGCCGACGACAACCTCCGCGCCATGTGCCAGGGATGCCACCTGCACTACGACATCGAGCACCACATGCAAACCGCCGCCCAGTCGCGCACCGCCGAGCTGGAGGCACAGATGGACCCGCTATTCGACATCCAGGAGGCCGCCGATGGCTAACACCGCAGCATTGATCCGCGAATCCATCTGGCGCAACAAAGAGTTCCGCGCACTGACCCGCGGCGCCCAGTGCACCTACCTCCAACTGTGCTCACAGAAGGACCTGGACTGCGCCGGCCTACTCACCCTGAACATCGGGGTACTCGCCAAAGGCTGCGCCGGCATCGACCAGGACACCATCCGCGACGACCTCAAAGAGCTGGAGGCCGAACGGTTCGTGTTCATCGACGAGGACACCGATGAACTGTTCATCCGGTCCTACATGCGCACCGCCGAAGTGATCAAGTCGCCCAACATCTTCAAGAGCGCGCTCAAGTCGGCGGGCCTCGTCGAGTCGGAGAAACTGCGCGTCGAGGTGGCCGGTGAGCTACGCCGGTTGCGCCGCGCGGAGGCTGACAGGCTCGCCGATCAGCTGAACCCCTCAGAAACCCCACGTGGTGACGCTACGAAGCCTTCCGAAACCCTTCCGAAAAATGGAACCCTTCCGGAACCCTCCAGTACAAGTACAGGAACAAGTACAGGTACAAGCTCACCTTCCGTAGGTGGTAACTCTGGGGAGCACCCGCCCCGCCCCGAATGCCCCGACCACGCCGAAAACTACGACGGCCCCTGCCGACGCTGCGAACGCCGCCGAAAGTGGGACGAAGCCAACGCCGAGCGCGTCGAGGCAAACGACCGCGCCGCCAAAGCCGCTGCCGCTCAGGCCGCCCGGGACTGCCCCGACTGCGAGGGCACGAACTGGATCACCGACGCCGACGGTGAACCCATCAAGAAGTGCGACCACCGAGGAGCACGTGATGCCTGACCGCAACCTCGACGACGACGGGTTCGTCATCGACCACGGCCCCGCCCACCTCACCCAGGCCGCCATCGACAACTGCACGCTCTGCGACTCGGACGGCTACCGAGGCACCCAGGTTTGCGACCACATCGACCGGACCGTCACCAACGCACGCGGCAGCGCCGCCTGCCGAGCCGCACTCACCAAGGACGGAGACCACCAGTGAGCAACCCCGACGATCGCTGGGCCAACCCCTGCAAGTTCGGCTGGACCGAATACGACGGTTCCCGATGGTGCGGTGAACACGGCGGCGTCGTGGAAGCCGAATCGGAACCCCGACACGTATGCAGCGCAGTCCGCGAATACCGAGCCGCACTCACCAAGGAGACCCCTGATGCCTGATCCCGCAGCCGAAGCCGCACAACGGGCCTGGGATGAACTCATCGATTTGCATCGGGATAACCGAGCCCCTGGCCCGAATGAGAATCCCTGGCTCACTGCGAAGCGTTCCGCTCGTGAGGCGTTGAAGCCAATCCGCGAACTGCACAAGCCCGCGGTCGTGAGATCCCCAGACGACGAGCAGTGGACCGAATGCACCTCGTGCTACGGAGCCCACTGGCCATGCGACACCGCGAAGTTGATCTACACCACCGAGGAGCTGGACCAGTGAACGCCGCCGAGCACATCGACACCGCCAAAGCCGCCATCGCCCGCGGCAAAACCCAAGACGCCACCGCCCACGCACTCATCGCCATCGCCGAACTCCTCGCACTCAACACCACCGAGGCCTACGGCAACGCCATGATCGCCGGCGTCGAAGCAGGAGCCACAGCCACCGCCGAAGCCTTCGGCCAGATCAGCAAGATCCTCGGAGGCGGCCAGTGAGCAAGATCTGGAAGCCGGTCGTCGGCTACGAAGGCATCTACGAAGTCAGCGACCACGGCGACATCCGCGGAGTCGACCGAACCGACGCGGCCGGCCGCTTCCGCCCCGGCCAACCAATGACCGCAGTGCCCCACGTCTCCGACGGCCGACTGATCGTCTGCCTGACGAAGCGCGGTCGGCACAGCACCCGATACGTCCACCAGCTCGTGCTCGAAGCGCACGTCGGACCCCGACCCGCCGGCATGCAGGGCTGCCACACCAACGGACGCAACACCGACAACCGCGTGACCAACCTGCGCTGGGACACCCAGTCCGGCAACCAGCTCGACTCGGTCCGCCACGGCACCCACGCACTGGCTGCTCGTCGGGACTGCAAGCGCGGCCACCAACTGGCCGAGCCCAACCTGTGCAACTACGGACGCAAATCCGGCGTCCGAGCATGCCTGGCTTGCAACAAGGCTCGCCGGTACCTCGCGCACCACCCGGGCGCCGACATGCAACGGGTGTCCGACGAGATGTACGCGCGAATCATGTCCGGCGAATTCCAGCAGAGGAGCGCGTGATGGCTGTCGTCGCCGGTATCGACCCCAGCCTCACCAGCGCAGGCATCGCCGTACTCCACAACGGCAAGCCCACCCACGTCGCGCACTACGGGTTCAGCGGACACAAAAGCCCACCCTGGCACTTCCGCTCACGCCGACTCCGCTGGGTCTGCGCCAAAGTCATCGCCGACATCCCACGCGACACCGACCTCGTCGCCATCGAAGCACTCCCCGAGCACGGCAAGATCCTCCCGTCCACCATCGACCGCGCAGGCCTCTGGCACGGCCTCTACGGCGCACTCGACGCCCGCGGCCACCGCATCGCAGTCATCAACCCCATGACGCTCAAGACCTGGGCCACAGGCAGCGGCAGCGCCAACAAGGCCACCATGGTCGCCACCGTCAGCGACTGGCACCCCGGCCTCACCATCACATGCGACGACGAAGCCGACGCGATCGCACTCGGCACCGCAGGCGCATTCCACCTCGGCGACCCCATGCCCTTCGACGTGAAACCCAGGCACACCACCGGATTGGAGAAAGTCCAATGGCCGTGACCCTCGCCATCCTTGAGCAGCGCGTCACCGCCCGCTACCTCGAAGCGCTGAACACACGCCCGCCAGTCGAGGCCTTCGATACGAGCGCATGGCTCACCGACAACGCACGCCGAGACCACCTCGGCACCTACGAGCACACGCCGGAGTTCCCGCGCGAGCGCTGGGCCGTCGAACCCTCTCGCCGCACCATCGTGCTCCTGCTGTGCAACCGACTGCTCGACCTCGCCGACACCGACCAGCTCACCGACCAGGGATGGGCACACCTCGGATTCCTCTGGCTGTACGGCGGAAAGGTGCGGCTCTCGTGAACCAGTGCCAAGCGTGCACCGGCCGCGCCCAGCTCTACCTGTGCCCGCAATGCACCAACCAGCTCCGCGCCCTCATCGCAGCATTCGTGGCAGGCCCAGAAACCAACGGCCGCCCCACATCCGGACTCATCGAAGACCTCACCGACGTCGCACTCCGACGCACCAAACTCGGCAGCACCGGCGACCACAGCCACCGCAAACGCGGCGACGAACAACCCGCCCTCTACGAACCCGACACCGAAAACAACAGGCGCACAAGACAAGGCGACGCCGCCTTCGTCCTGGGCCAGATCAACACCACGCTGACCGCCATCATCGAAGCCATCCACACCGGAACCATCACCCCGCGCGGCACCAGCACCGACATGGCCATCTACCTCACCCACCACGTACCAGCCATCGCCAACCACGAACAAGCCGGCCACTGGCACAACACCATCGCTGGCCTGACCAAGCGCATCACACACATCACCGACCGGCCAGCCCGCCGCGTCTGGCTCGGCCCATGCCCAACCTGGGACGACACCACCCGCCACGCCTGCGGCACAGACCTCTACGCACCCGAAGACGCCATCGAAGTCCACTGCCGCACATGCCGCGCAACACACAACTGCAACCGACTAAAGCTATTGCAGCAGAACGACATTGAACGCCAACTACTCACCTGGGAACAGGTGCTCAACGCCAACAAGTGGCAACCCGACGAGTACCGCGTGCAAGAGCGCACACTGCGACACTGGCGCAAGACCGGCAAGCTCACACCGAAAGGCTGGCTCCGACCCAACGGCCGACACGGCGGCACCCAACACACCACCAACGACCAACCCCTCTACCGCTGGTCCGACGTACGCCGCCTCCGATCCGAGAAACCCCAGGCATCCAAGACCGGTGCCGCAGCGCACAAGAGGTGAACAAATGAACTCCGTGGGCGAATGCATCCTCCGACTTGAGCGCAACAGCAGGACCGGGGCGGATGAACTGCACATCGACCATGCAGACCCACACGTCCTCGTCGCCCTGGAAATCATCGACCAAGCCATCCACGAACCAAACGACATGCTGTGGATGGACTTCACCAACCAACAGATCTGCTTTGACGACCACCAACACGACTTCTGCGCGTGCTTTACCCTGCGATCCATCCTGCACATCAAAGGCGTGAACCGAGAAGTGCTCTACCGCATCACCCCACACCCCGACCGGACCGACGTGTACGAAGGTCGCTGGCCCGACTGAACCCGACACGAGCCCGCTGACCAGGGCAACAAACAAACCAGTGCTACTCTTGCCGCATCAACCGGGACTGACCAACCGTGCCCGGAAACTCCCGCCCAGCAAACAACCAGCAGGGCAACCCATCCAACCCGATGCATGAATATGCATGACCCATGCGCATACCCATGCATGGATTATGCAGCGCAGACGCCGCAAAACCGCAGGTCAGACGGGGTAAGGGGGTAAAAATCGCTCTGACCAGCACCGATGGCAACCTCCCCCGCGGTAGGGGTTTTCTCCCCCCGCGCGAAAATGTCGTTGCGTGGATGGTTATGCATGGGGTTTATGCAGGGGTTATGCATGGATGGGGGTGCTAGCAAATGTCGGCTACGCACCAGGAGATTCGGGCGGTTCGGGAGTCGCGGCGGTACAAGAAGCTGCGTGGCGAGTTTCGTTCGGAGTGCGCTGATCTGCAGCTTCCGTGCTGGTTGTGCGGGAAGGCGATCGACTACAGCCTGCCGTCGGAGCATCCGGACGCGTGGAGCTTGGATCATGCGCACACGGTGAGTGAGTTCCTGGAGCTGGCGTTAGACCCGGCCAATTTCCGGCCGTCGCATTTGGATTGCAACAAGCGCCGCGGGAATGATGCGCCGTTTATTCAGCTCGGCGCGCCGAGTGAGGATTGGTGAGTTTGTGCAGGTCAGGGGCTTGTTGTGAACGCCGATGACTTCCACGAGCTCATACAGTCCGACGACTGCGTGTGTGGGCACCCGTGGGGCGCCCACGTTCACGGCGCCAGCCATCAGGGCGAGTGCAGCCAGTGCGGCTGCCAGAGCTACGGATGACACAGGGAGGCGAGCGTGAAGGCTGCTGAGCGGGTCGAGCGGGAGCAGCGGATTCTGCAGCTCTGGATCGCGGGGGCGTCGTATCCGCGGATCGCCCAGGTGGTGGAGCTGTCGGCGCGGCAGGTGGAGCGGATCGTTCGGAAGGCGCTGGCCGAGGGGGCGTCGCGGCGCGCGCTGTTGACCGAGGAAGCGCTTGCGGTGCATCAGGAGCGGTTCGACACGCTGTTCGGCGCGCATTGGGGTCGGGCGTTGGAGGGTGATCACCGTTCGGCTGAGTTGTGCCGCCGGATGCTCGATCAGAGCGCGAAGCTGCATGGTCTGTATGCGGATGCTGCTCCGTTGCCGGCGCCGACTACCACGCCTCTGACCAGCGGCGATGGTGATGGCGACGGTCGGGAGAGCGAGGAGCCTGTCGATGAGCTCTCGAAGCTCCGCGCTCGTCGCGACACCGCCGGCTAAAGGCTGCACGACTCCGCGGCTGTTCACGCCGCCGCTGCCGTCGAACTGCGACACCGAGCGCGCGGATGGTTGCCTGTGTGGCTGCGGGCTGAACCCCGACACGTCGTGGGGTTTCGAGTGCATCGAGTTCCTGGAGAACGTGCTGCGCTGGGAGCTGATCCCGTACCAGAAATGGCTGTACATCCACGCGCTGGAGAAGGACGAGACCGGGCTGGGGTTCCGGTTTCGCACGCTGATCATCCTGATTGCCCGCCAGAACGGTAAAACCCAGTGGCTCAAGGGTCTTGGGCTTTGGAAGCTGTACCTGGACGGCGCCGAGCAGGTCCTGATCACGGCCCAGAACTTGGAGCTGGCCGAGAAAACACTGTCCGAGGCTGTCGCGGATGTGAAGGCGAATCGGCTTCTGCGGCGCGAGTATCGCCGGTTCTCGCAGACCAACGGCAAGTTCAAGCTGGTCTTGAAGTCGATCAACGAGTGCCGCAGGGCTCAGGGGCTGGAGCCGCTGGAGACGCCCGGCGCGGAGAACCCGCGTGAGTGGCGGACGACGCCGACGACCCGCAAGGGTGGCCGGTCGTTGTCGGTGGATCTGGCGATGCTCGACGAGTTGCGGGAGCACCAGAACTGGCTGGCGTGGAACGCGATCACGCCGACGACGAAGTCTCGGCCGCGGTCGTTGAACGTGGGTGCGTCGAACGCGGGCGACGTGTCGTCGGTGGTGTTGCGGTCACTGCGGGACGCCGCGATCGGGAAGATCGAGGCCGGCGCGACCGAGAGCACTCAGGTGTTCCTGGCGGAGTGGTCGATCCCGGAGGTCGATGAGGCCGGCGACGCTGTGGACTTCACTGATCCGCAGTACTGGCCGATGGCGAATCCGGGGATGGGTTACCTGCCTGGGCACACGATCCGTGACATGCAGGGTGTCCTGGAGGAGATGCAGGACAACCTGCCAGGGTTCCAAACTGAGTACTGCTGCATGTGGGTGTCGACGCTGAAGCCGGGGATCTTGCCGGGGCCGGACTGGAAAGACACGACGGACAAGGAGTCTCGGCGCCGCGTGGATGCGCCGGTGTGGGCGTCGCTCGATGTGAATTTCGAGCGGACCAAGGCCTATATCGGTGTGGCTGCGGAGCGTTCGGATGGGCGTTGGCACAACGAGGTGATCGCGGCGGCCCGCGGCACCGACTGGGTGTTGCCGTGGTTCCTCGATCCGAAGCGGCTCATCGAGGACGAGGCGGGCCCGATCACGGTGGACGGGAAGCAGTACCGGTCGAAGTTCGCCGGTGTGGTGATTCAGGCGCGCGGCGCTCCGGCGTCGGGGCAGATCGAGACCCTGCAGGAGGCCGGGGTTCCCGTGGTGGAGCTCGGTGGTCCGGACCTGACGAAGTCGTACGGCGATTACTTCGACCTGCTCACTCAACACCGGGTTCGGCACCGGCCGTCCCCGGCGCTCGATGAGGCCGCGGCGATTGCGCAGAAGAAGAACCTGGGTGATGCCTGGGTGTTGGACAGGAAACAGAACGACTGCTCGGCGGTGATCACCGTCGTGCAAGCAACTTGGGGCGCTACGAAACCGGTCGAGCCGGTGCTGCGGTCTGTGTACGAAAACCACGAACTCGCAATCCTGTAAGGAGGCACGACAGTGGGTCTAGCCTCTTGGCTGGGTTTCAATCCTCCGGCGTCGACGCCGCAAGTCGCTGGCCCGTTGCGGCCGAGCGTTGAGCTGATCCCTGAGGGGATGTCGCTCGACGAGTATCTGACCAGCGTGCTGAGGCAGCCGGTGGAGAAGCTGTGGCGCGAACAGCCGCATCTGCGCACGGTCGTGGGGTTCATCTCGCGCAACATCGCTCAGCTCGGGCTGCACGTGTTCGAACGTGACAACGAGGACGGCCGCAACCGGCAGCGCAACACGCCCCTGACCAAGCTGCTCGATCAGCCCAATGGTGACACGACGACGTTCGAGCTGATCGAGTCAACTATCGCATCGCGGTGTCTGTACGACGAAACGTATTGGTATATCGGCCGGGATACGAAAGCGCCGTCGGGCTGGGTGATCCGGCATATCCCGACGCCGTGGATCATCGGCACGGTCGGCGCAACAGCGTTCAGCGTTCAGGCTTACAAGGTTGCTCTGCCGAACAGTTCGGGCCGGTGGGTGGAGATCCCGGCCGAGGACATGATCGTGTTTCGGGGCTGGAATCCGATCGATCCGCGGTCTGGGGTGTCACCAGTGCACGCACTGAAGGCGATCCTGGCTGAGCAGATCCATGCCCAGGTGTACCGGGATCAGATGTGGAAGCGCGGCGGCCGGGTCGGTGCGTTTCTGACCAGGCCGGTGGGTGCTCCCGACTGGGGCACAGGCGGACCGGGTCAGCCAAGCGCGCGGAGCCGGTTCATCGAGCAGTGGAAGAACTCATATGCCGGCGACAGCGGATCCAACGCGGGCGGCACCCCGCTGCTCGAAGATGGCATGGAGCTCAAGCAGGTTGGGTTCAACGCTAAGGAAAACCAGTACGTCGAGGCAGCAAAGCTGTCGCTGGAGACGTGCGCGCAGGTGTACTACCTGAACCCGACGATGGTCGGCCTGCTGGACAACGCCAACTACAGCAATGTGCGGGAATTCCGGCGAATGCTGTACGGCGACAACCTCGGTCCTGAGATCGAGCGTTTCCAGCAGCGCGTCAATCGCAAGCTAGTGCCGAGGTTGGCGGACCCCGCCAAGGTGTACGTCGAGTTCAATCTGCAGTCGAAGCTGGCTGGCTCGTTTGAGGAACAGTCGGATCTGCTGCAACGGGCGATCGGCGGCCCGTACATGACCCGCAACGAGGGCCGCGCGAAGTTGAACATGCCGAAGATCGACGGCGGCGACGAGCTGATCGTGCCGCTCAACGTCACCCAGAACGGGGACCAAAGCCCGGTACCAGCCGAACGGGGTTCGACGGATGCCCCACTGGCCCCGACGCAGAAACCACCGGCTGACGACGACCAGGACGAGGACGAGCAGGAGACGAAGAATGGCCACAGCCACGGAAACAACGGGCGCAGGATCCATGTCCAGCTCTGACCGGCCGTCGCACGGCGCGAAGTCCTGCACGGTCAAGTTCAAGACCGACGGCCTGGCCGAGGGTGAGTTCATCGCCTACGCCAGCGTTTTCGGCAACAAAGACTCCTACGGCGACGTCGTGATCCCGGGTGCCTTCACCAACACGCTGGCCGAGTGGGAACGCAAGGGCGTCCCGATCCCGCTGCTATGGGGCCACAACACCGCCGACCCCGACTTCAACCTCGGCCAGATCGTCGAAGCAACCGAGGACGATCGCGGGCTCAAGGTGCACTGCCGGCTCGACATGGAGTCGCCGAAGTCGGCGCAGACCTACCGCCTGCTGAAGTCCGGTCGAGTCAACCAGATGTCGTTTGCCTACCACGTCGTCGACGGTGCCTATATCCAGCCCGAGGGCGACGACAAGACCTGGCGCGACGCTTACTACGAGCTGCGCGAACTCGACCTGTACGAGGTGAGCATCGTGCCGATCGGCGCCAACCAGGAGACCGAGATCCTAGCCGTGAAGTCCGTCGTGGGATCGCTGGCCGCGAAGGCTGGCCGCAGCCTATCGACGAAGAGTGAGGACGCCATTCGTGGCGTGCTGGCGCAGGCAGAACAGATCGTGTCTGCGCTCAAAGATGTGCTGCCCGACGATGACTCGGATGAGGCAGACGACGAAGAAGAAGACCAGGACCAGACCACCGGTGAGGAACCGTCGGCCGATGACGAGAAGTCGTCGGATGCGACCACGCCAAGTCCGTCCGTCTCCCTGGCGCTGATGGAACTGGAAACCCTCGCACAAGGAGATGTGGAGCTATGAGCGGAACCGAAACGGCAGCGCCGACCCGTGAGCGGCGCGACGACCTGGTCAAGGAAGCGCGCGCAGTCGCCGAGAAGGCGCAGGCCGAGAAGCGCAACCTGACCACCGAAGAGCAGCAGGAGATCGGCGAGAAGATGGCCGAGATCAAGACGATCAACGAGGCGCTGCTGGCCGAGGCCAAGTCGCGTGAGATCTTCGGCCAGCTCGACGCGATGGCCGCAGCAGGACCAGCCCCGGCGGCGGGCCAAGACGGCGATCAGGGAGCGAAGGCGCTCAGCCTCGGTGAGCACTTCGTCAAGCACGCCCACGCGCGCATGATCGACTCCAAGGGCCAGACCGGTCTGACGTTCGCCGCGCCGGAGTTCGGTATGAAGGCTGCGGCAGACAACCACGTGGTCGGCGGCTGGACCGCGGGCGCGCCGTTCCTGACCGACTTCGACCGGACCATCGTGCAGACGTTGCGGATCCGGCTCACCGTGGCCGATCTGCTGGGTCAGGGCACGATCAGCGGCAACGCAGTGTCGTATCTCGTCGAGGGCGCGATGGAAGGCGACTTCACCACGGTCGCGGAGGCCGGAGCGAAGCCGCAGATCCACTTCGTCAACCCGACGCAGGTGACCGACGCGCTGAAGAAGATCGCCGGCTTCATCAAGATGACCGACGAATTCCTCGAAGACGCCGACTTCCTGGTGACCGAGATCAACAACCGGTTGCTCTACCAGCTCGGCTACTTCGAAGAGCAGCAGCTGCTCAACGGAAACGGCACCGGGTCGAACCTGCAGGGCATCCTGGCGCGCGGCATCCAGACCGAGTCGGCGGCCGACAACACCGACAACGCTGACGCCGTCTTCCGCGCCATGACCAAGATCTCGACCGCGACCGGTCTGAGCGCCGACGGCGTTGTCATCAACCCGATCGACTACCAGACGTTCCGTCTGCAGCGCGACGGTAACCAGCAGTACTACGGCGGCGGGTTCTTCGCCGGCCAGTACGGCAACAACGGAATCATGGAGGAGCCCCCGCTGTGGGGTCTGCGCACCGTCGTTACCCCGGCGATCGCCGCGGGCACCGCGCTGGTTGGTTCCTTCAAGATGGCGGCCACCCTGTACCGCAAGGGTGGGGTCCGGGTGGAGGCTGCGACGCAGCACGCTTCGGACTTCACCAGCAACCTGGTGACTGTGCGTGCCGAGGAGCGTGTCGCGCTGGCAGTCCGTCAGCCGGCCGGTTTCACCAAGGTGACGCTGAGCTCGACGCCTCCGACCCCGTAACAGGTTCGGTAGTACGAACCCGCGCAACGACGTCGGTCCTTGCGCGGGTTCGTCGACCTGGTCCCCACCCACCCAGCAGAAGGCGATAGAGGGAGAGCGGCGATGGCTCAGCGTGAATACGTCGTGTCGATCAACGGAATCGATCACACGTTCCTCCTGGACGACGATCAGGTGCAGCGGTACCCGAACGCGCGCCCGGTCGAGCAGAAGTCGGCGGCCGGCGCGAAGGCGAAGACCCCGGCGAACAAGTCGCGCACCGCGGCCAACAAGAGCGGCAATGGCGGATAACGACGCCGACCTCGCCGCTGTGCGCCGGTACTGCGGCTGGCACGTGAGCCCCGTCCTCACCGATGACGTCGTCACGTTGGACGGCCCGGGCGATGGGCTACTGGTGCTGCCCACGCTCCGGATGTCCGCGCTGACAAAGGTCGTCGAGGACGGTGTCGAGCTCGACCTGTCGACGCTCGCATGGTCAACGCGTGGCCTGGTGCGCAAGAAGTCCGGCGCCCGCTGGTCCTGCGAGTACGGGGCGATCGAGGTCACGTTCACCCACGGATACACCGAGACTGAGGCTGCGGACTGGCACCGCACGGTGCAGCAGATCGCCGACCGCAACGCGCGCATCGCGTCGAACGATCCGATCGCCGTGGGCCCGTTCCGGTGGGCAGACAACTCGTCTGCAGCGGGATCGGCCTTCACCGACGCTGAGCGGGCAACCCTCGATCTCTACCGTCTTGAGCGTCCGGCGTGAGCGAGCAGGTGATTCGGCACCGCGGGCCGGGGCGGGATGAGAACGGCAAGCTGACCGCGGATGCCTCGTCGGTGCCACTCACCGCGTTCTCCGTGGCACCCGGTACTGGCGGGTCGTCGGCGGGCACAAGCGGCGGATCTGACCGCCGTGAGCGTGGCCGCACCGGTTCGGACAGCGCCTATGTCGTCTACTTCCTCGGCACCGCCGACATCAACAGCGACGACGAGCTGACGGTTCGCGGGAAGCGGTACCAGGTCACCGTCAACGACTGGCATCTGGGCGGCCGTGGTGGCCTGGAAGTGCTGTGCACCCAGGGGCAGGGCTGATGGCGTTCGAGCTGAATCTTGAGGGTGGCGCGGAAGTGCTCAAGGAGCTGGCTGCGGGTGTGATCGCCGAGCTGACTCAGCAGATCGCGGACGCTGCGGGCGAGGGCGCCAAGGTGGAGATGAGCACCACTGACCGGACGCGGGGCTCAGTGAGTGTGCCGGCTGAGGCTCAGGCGAAGGATGGTGTGCTGACTCGGGCTGCGTCGGCCGCGGGCCTGGAGGTGACGTTGCGTCCGGTGAGGCCACGCAAGGCGCGGGCACGTTCACGCAAGAGCAGGAAGGGTGCTGCCGGTGACGCTGCCAGTGACTCGTGAGCCGGTCGACGTGGCGCGGCTGGTCAAGGACTGGTTGAAAGCTGATCTCGCGGACCGGTTCCCGGAGCTGACCGTCGCTCTGGAGTTGCCCCACAACTGGTCGCTCGGATCGGACCCTGTGCTGATTGTGGCCGATGACGGCAGCACGTTGGACATGTGGCCGGCCGCGACTGATCCGACGATTCGTTGCACGTCGTGGACGTCGGGCCGGGAGACCAAGTACGCGTATGCGGCGATGGCGCGGCTGCTCACAGCGAGGATCCCTGGTATCGCCGCGGTGCTGCCGGGCACGGGGTTCCTGGAAGGACGGGACAAGAAGAACGGTGGCGATCTCTGCTCGTTCACGGTGCTGACGCGGGCTAAAACCCAGTAGCGCACAACCACATTCGACCCCGACCCAATCCCGGGCCGGGGTTTTTCTATGGGCCCCCACCTGGGGCAAGTAACGCCCTTTGAAGGAGGGAAATCCGCCATGGCTATCAATCCCAAAGCCACTCTGATCCCTGACCAGGCTGAGGTCTGGTCCCTACTTGAGTCCGAGATGACTGGTGACATCGCGTCGATGATTCCGGCCACCGCGACGGAGGACCCCACGGCCAAGGGTTGGGAAGAGGTCGGCCTGATTGACGACAAGAAGGGCATCCCGCTCGACCCGAGCGGTGAGGTCAAGGAGTACGACGGGTTCGGGCATCCCGTGTTTCGGACGAAGTTCCGCAAGGGCAAGCTCAAGTCCGGTTTCACTTCGCTGGAATGGAACTCGGTCACACGGAAGTTCGTGCTGCCCGGGTCCGCGGCCGACAAGATCGGCATCCCGAAGAACGTGCAGGCGTACCTGCTGTACCGGTTCGTCGATGAGGATCGGGCCACCGTGTGGGTACAGCTGCGGCCGGCATTGCTGGAGCTGAAGGGGCACGGTGGCGTCGTCGACGGTGAGCTGTCGTTCGCCGAGATGACTGTGCACCACACCGCCGATGCTGCCGGCGACGTCTTCCAGGTGGTCGACGACACCATCGACGACGTGACCAAGACGTTCACCATCCCCGCCGCCGTGACGGCGTACACGGTGACCGTGGAGAGCGACACCACGACCTCGATCACCACCAAGACCGCCACGGCGCTGCAGTCGGCGCTGCGAGCGTTGCCGAGCGTTCAGGCCCTCGATGCGCCCGGTGTGACCGTCGAAGGTCCGTCCGGCGGTCCGCTCGTCGCGACGTTCACCGGCCCGGTGACCACAGTGACGGCGGCTGGTACCGGCGGCACTGTCACCGTCGCGTAACCCCAAGCACCCCAGCCCGGTCGGGTCCGACTCCCCTGACCGGGTTGGGGCTATATCCATTCCCCGGAGTCGACCATCTCAAGGAGTCGAATCATGGCCGCACCACGCAAGCGCACCACCGCGAAGAAGGCCGCCACCGAAGCACGCAAGGCCGAGGCCGGTGACGGGTTCGTGACCATCGAGCACTGCGGACTGCAGCTGCGAATCCCAGTCGGCGATAACGTCCCCCTGGACCTGATGGAAGAAATCGACGCCCCGGAGCCGGAATCTCCGACCGAGGCCGACGAACGCCGCCGGGACATCGCGCTGACGAAGGCACTGCTAGGGCCTGAGCAATGGGCCGCCTTCAAGGCCACCCAGCCGACGTGGCGCGACTACCGCGAACTCGGCACGAAGATCAGCGAGATCTCGGGAAACTGATCGGCCTCTTACGTCTGCTCGGCGAGCACGGCGACGCGATAGAGGCTGATCTCCAACGGTATTACCAACTGGACCTGTGCGATCTGTACCGCGGCACACTGTCGTTGCGTCGCATCGGTGTCCTGGTCCGACAGTTGCCGGGCGAGTCCGCACTGGTGCGGTCGATCTACGGCCCCGGATATTCGCCCGTTGATCTATTGGCAGATCTCTGGACCGTCACAGTCCAGGCGCATTCCGAGACGGGCTCGCTGCCCGACGACTTCGACCATCCGGTGCGCGCGAAGATGACCGCCGAAGCCAAGGCCGAACACATGCGGTCTCTCAAGGAGAAGTACCTGCGGCGCAAACGCGGGCGCGCGGCCGCCCGGAACCAATCCTGAAACCCGTTGTGGAGGTGATGTTTTGACGACCATCGGCACCGCGGTTCTGCAGATCATCCCGTCGCTTCGCGGCGTGACTGAGGCAATCGAGAGCCAGATCGACGGCAAAGCTGTCGATATCCAGATCAAGCCGAAGGTTGATCAGCGCGCCACCGAGGCCGCGGCCAAGGAGACCCGGGAGACCGTCGAGAAGCAGACGACCGAGGTCAAGGTTCAGCCGAAGGTCGACACCCGGGCCGCCGAGCAGGCCGGCAAGTCGGCGGGCGAGGCTGTTACCAAGGGCGCGACCGACGCTGTCGAGCAGTCCAGCACCGGCAAGGACATTGCGAAAGTGCTCGTCGACGGCATCGCCGACGGTGTCAAGGGCGAACTGCGCGGCGGCCCGCTGGTCGATGAGTTCGTCGACGGGCTCGCTGATGGTGTGAAGCAGGGCATCGACGCCGCTGGCCCAGGTGTCGGCAAGTCGATCATCAAATCCGTCACCGATGGCATCAAGTCCGGCAATCTGAGCGGCGCGATCAAAGGCGCTGTCACAGATGTAGGTACTTCGTTGCGATCGAGCGCGGTGGAGTGGTCGTCAGGGATCGCAAACTCGTTGCGCTCGGGCGATATTCAGGGCGCCACCGACGAAATCGGGAACCGCGTACGGACGACCACCGACATCATCGCGAACATCGGATCGGCATTCGGGCTGCAGCTCGACGGAGTCCGGCAGTTCGGCGAAGGGTCAGCGACGACGCTGCAGACCGTAGGCGGCAACGTCCAGGAGATCATCGGCAAGACGTCGGAAGTGAAGTCGACGTTTGCAGATACTGGCGAACTCTTGGGCACCGTTCTGCCTGGACGGGCGGGGGCTGGCGCGCAGAAGATCATCGGCTCGTTGGGATCGATCATTGGGCCCGCGACAGCGGTGTATGACGCGCTCAACAGGATCACGCAGAACTGGCACGCGGACCAGCAGGAACGTTGGTGGAAGGAATGGGAAGCGGACCAGCGTGCCCGCGAAATGGGCCTCAAGCCAGCACAACCAGGCGTTGGCGATGTCGGCGGCCCGCCAGCAGTGGGCCAGGGCAATGCTCCGTCGCGTCCAGCGCCTCCGGCACTTGAAACGGACATTCGGGCCCGGATCGCTGCTGGCAAGTTGCCGGGTTTCTCGATCGCTCCGAACGGCGACATTGTCGACAAGGACGGAAATCCTGTAGTCATTCCGAAGGGCCGCATTCCGGGCAGCTTTGACTACGGCGGCTACACCGGCAATCTCCCGGTCGATCAGATCGCAGGCGTGGTGCATGGCGGCGAGTACGTCATCCGCAAGTCGGCCACCGATCGGATACGGGCTGCGGCGCCCGGCCTTCTGGACGCGTTGAACGGTTATGCGGGTGGCGGCCTGGTCGCGGGCACGTCCGAGCTGCGGAAGATCATCGGGCAGCGGTTCGGCATCTCCAACATCGGTGGATACCGACCGGCAGATGGTTTCAATGAGCACTCGACTGGGCGCGCGCTCGATGTGATGGTCGGCAACAACAAGTCTCAGGGTGATGCGGTCAAGGATTTCGCGTTGGCCAACGCCTCCGCGATCGACCTGAAATGGGTCATCTGGCGGCAACACCTGTACTACCCGGGTGGCGGCGGCTACGACATGCCCGACCGCGGCAACCCGACGCAGAACCACATGGACCACGTGCACATCTTCAGTGGGCCCGGGATCGCGAACGGTCTACGCGGGGCGCTGAAGGGTCAACAGACTCAGCAACAGCGGCCCACAGCTGCGGCAGGCCCGGGGGCGATCGACCCGGCGAGCACCGACACCACTGGTGCCAGTGTCGCGGGCGTCGCGCCTTCCACCTCCGAGGGGTCGGGTTCCGGCGGTTTCAGTGTGCCGTCGTCGCTGTCTGGGCTGTCGACTTTGGGGCTCGACAAGCTGGGTGTGACGACGTCGACCCAGATCGGAAGCGGTTCGCAGGAACGGACATTCGATATCGGCAGCGCGGTCAGTTCGGCTGTCGGCGGCCAGGTCTCGTCCGCGCTCGGTGTATTCGGCGTCAACGATTCTCCCGGCTGGCTGCAAGGCATTTCGAAGTTCGTTGGCGGGATCTCGGTCTCGGACAAGAACGGCAAGAAGGTTTTCGACGGCGGCAACATCGGCGGCACGTTCGGTGACGCTGGATCGCTGTTCGGTGGGGCTGCGCCGGCCGCGCCGCCCGCTCCCGCTGCGCTGCCCGGTGGAGCTGTTCACGGCGGCCAGGCGGGCGCGGCTCCCGGGCCTGTCTTCAACACCACGATCAGCGCTTTCGATACCACGGACGCCGTCACCATGTGGGACCGCAAGAAGAACGAAATTGTCGCATCGAAGATCGGTCACATCTGATGCCTGTATCAACGATCACGCTCGAATCGTCCAATGGTGACTCGGTGGTGGTGTCAGCGCCGAACGATGACTATCTGGCCGATAACATCGTGCTCGACACTGACCCGCAGGGCGTGTACGACGTTGGGTTCACGGTGCGCACGCAGTCGGGTGCGTTCGAGCCCGGTGGGCGTGCGGTCGGTGAGTCGATCCCTATCCGCAATCCGATCCTGCCGTTCTGGCTGACCCCCGAGTCACGGCCGCGGTTCCAAAAGCTGTGGGGCACACCGGGCAACCTGCAAAAGGTCAAGTGCACCTGGGACGGACCATCCGGGCCGCGGTTCCTGATGCTGAAGCTGGCCAAGGAGATTCAGTACACCACCGAGGACGGGTTCGACGCCGCTATCGACCAGGTGTATCACGCGGTGGTGTCGGCTAATGCGTACAACCCGATGTATGAAGGCGTCGAGACCGTCGCGTCGTGGGAGAACACCAACGACCGGTTCACGATCACCGTCACCCAGGTCAACGGCAACTTCACCCTGACGTACGGCGGGCAGACGACCGCGAACATCCCGTTCGACGCGGCGCCCTCGGTGATCAAGGCGGCACTGGAGGCACTGTCCTCGGTGGGCGCGGGGAACGTCACGGTGACCGGCACCCCGGCCAACGTGTCGACGTTGACGCCCGGCCAGTACGTCGTGGTGTTCACCGGTGTCACCGGCACGCTCACCGGCGCGAGTGGTGTGGGGATCATCAAGGTCACGCCGGCGTCCATCGGGTGGTTCGAGGTGTGGAACCCGACCGATCAGAAGCTCTGGCTGGAATGGGAGTTCGATCCGGCGAAACAGTGGCAGTTCCCCGACTTTGGGTTCGGGCAGGAGCGACGGTGGAACCGGCCGGCCGGTGCCGACGCGGAACGCATGATCGTCACCCCGGAGCTGACGCAGATGTTGTCGGTGATGTCCGACCCGTTCATGGACACCTACGTGAATGCGGACCTGTCGAACGCGGCCGGCCTGTTCAACGGTGTCGAGCCGATCTACCCGGTTCCGCCCTACACCGGCACGGAAGAGGATCCGATCCTGATGCCGGTGGTGTGCAACGGGCCCGCCGGGGCGAAAGTCACTCTGCGGCAACGCCGATTCTGGTCGGCAGAAAGCGGGCTCGAAGCATGACGACCCAGCCTGAACCGTGCAAGCACTGCCCCGATCGGATCGCGATCCTGCCGGAACGCAGCCGCGATTACATCCACGTCGAAGGCGACCAGGCCGGCAAGCACACATGCGCCGTCGAGCCGTACGGGTTCCACGCCGAGCCTGTCGGCGCCGAGTGCAGCGCGCACCCCGCCAACCCATGCAACGGCAGCCGTGGCATTGAGGTCCAACGATGACGACGGCCACGTTCGCGGAGCCGTTCACCGGCACCGACCACGACGACTTCTCAGCCTGGGCCCGGGAAGTCCGCGAGTACCGGATCGAACGTGCCGCCGACCGACCCATCATCAAGCTCTACGACGGCAACTGGGTCTACCGCGGCACCGTGTACGGCGAAATCGCCGGCAACGTGAACATCACCGTCAACGAGACCGGCACCATCCAACTCCGGCTGCCGATCGACCTCGACGACCCGCGCCGCACATGGGCCGCGTTCTGGGCACTCGACGAAGAAGCCCGGGGCACCAGCAACATTCACATCATCGTCGAGACGATGGGCGCCCGCATCGGCGGCCGGATGAAACCCAAGAACGGCGTGACAGTCGCTCGCGGCGAGAAGGGCGACGAGGTCGTCATCGACTTCTTCGACGACATCGAAGAACTGAAACACGTCTTCACGGCGGGCAATCCGTTCCTACCACTCTCGCTCATTCAGCAGCCGAAAGCGTGGATGCTGCTACTGCAGGCCGACTACGCGATCCTGCTGACCCTGGCGTGCAACCTGCTTCGGCTGCAGCTCACCAACATCAGCATCGCCGACATCCTGGAGCTGCTCGACCCCGCCAACTGGAATCTCGGCAACCTGCTCGACATCTGGCAGCAGTCGCAAATCGTTGTGGTGCCCCGCAACTTCGGCGACAGCGTCGCACCACTCACCCTGCTCGTCGGCAGCATCCGCACATCGATCTTCGACGTTGCAGCACCCATCCTCGAGGATGCCGAGTTGCAGTGGGATCTGCGCCGGTGGTTCAAGGGCGATCCGGAGCCGTGGCCCGGCGCCGGCACCGGGTGGCGCGACGGCACCCTGTTCGTGCGCATCGTCGACAAGTCCGGGTTCCGGCAGGGCACGTCGATCGGCGGCAACCTACTCACCGGGCTGACCCGCTCGATTGCCTCGGTGCTGTCCAATCACGTCGAGGACTCCTATGACCTGTTCACCGGGGAGACGATTGACGAGACCGGCTACCGGCTGCCCGGGTTCCTCGGCACACTGGCCCCGCACCCGTACGTCGTGTATCGCGACGGCGACATCACCGGCATTCAGACATCGGAGTTCTCCCGGGGCGCGGGCGGCGCCGGCCGGATCACGGTCGGTGGCCGGTCGATGCCTGGCGTCAACGAGCTCATCTCGGCGGCGATCCAGTACGGCGGCGATGTGCTGGGAGACAACATCAGCGCGGTCATCAGCGCGGGTGTCGGCTACAACGTGTCGGTCGGGTCGCTCGGCGGTGCGATCGACTCGTTCCTGAACCCGATCTACCGAGACAGCATCTTGGCGAACATCTCGGTGCCGCTGCTGCTGCGCACAGCCAAGCAGGGCTGGGGCCACTACCTGGAGGACACCAGCCCCAACGTGACCCAGGCGTTCACCGCGGCGTCGGTGATGGATCTGCGCAAGCGCCGCCGGGAGACCGATCCGGATACCGATTTCACGCTGTTGGTGGCCAACGCCAGCCCGTGGCTGATCGGTGACAACGGGTTTGGGCATTGGTGGCTGGGTGACCGCGTTGGTGGCACGTCGAAGTACCTGATGCCGCGGGTGTTCGTGCGGCGCTGCCGCAGCCTCAGCATCGACTGGGGCGAGAGCAAGGGCGTTGCCATCGCCGCGAAGTTCGGCGACACCCGCAACAAGAAGGACGCGATCGAGCACATGGCAGAGCTGGTCGGCAGAGCGATGAGTGGATTGCAGGAGATCGGACTGTGGTGAAGCGCAGCAAGGTTGAAGGACTCACACCGGAATCGGCGAAAGCACTCGCCGACAAGGCCATCGAGACCACGGTCGTGCCAAAGAAGATCCCCGCCGTCGACGACATCGAGGGCCAGACGCAGGCGCTCGTTGGTGCGCTGTCCTCGGCGCTGCTGACCTCGACTGAGATGCCGATCCATATTCTGCAGCCGGTCGCCCGCCCGCTGGCCGAGCAGTTGCACGCGCTGGGCATCCGGCAGACCGAGCACATCGACCCCGAGGCCATCCATGCGCCGGCGTGGATCACCGACGGTGTGAAGCAGCAGTCGATCAAGGTGCCTGAGCCACCGCAGCATACCGAGGGTGAGCCGGTGGTGGTGCGCACAGCGACGGCGCCGAAGTGTCCGAAGCGGATCGCCAAGGCGGCGCGGGCGGTGCGTCAGTGACCACTCCTGGTGGTGTGCCGAACCTGCCGGCCGGCGGGATGACGTTGGACACCCTGCAGTCGATGCTGCAGGACATGACTCCCCCGGCGATGCGGGGGCGCGCGGCGCAGCGGATTCCCGGCACATACGACGGGTCGACTGGCGGAAACCCGCTGAACGATCTGACGCCGTTCGGGATCCTGACAACGCTGTTCGCGGGCTTCAATTCACATGTCGCGAACGCCGATCCAGCCGACATTCAGGGCCCGGACGATCTGCCCGGTCTGCTGCTCGACTTCATCGAGAGCTTGCCGGTCGTCGGCCAGCTGGTCGGTCTCTTGGAGGCGATCCTCGGCACCTACGACGGCGACGACCAGATCCTCCTGGATATCCAGAAGTTCTTCGGTCTGTTCCGGGATTTGTTCGGCCTGCTCGACGGCCTCGACCTGGACGACCTGCCCACGGTCGAAGAGGTGTGGCAGACGGTCGTCACGAACTTCATTCAGCCGTTGATCGACCTCGTCGGCGCGATCGGGGATGGCATCAACGCGATCTTGGGCCCGATCTTCAATGGCCTCGACCTCACGAGTGCGACACCTGCCGAGGTGTGGAGCGCAGTTGCAACGGCGTTCCTGGCCCCGTTGAATCTGTTCGCGATCCCGGCGGATGTGCAGGCGTCCATCAACGGCGCGTTGGGTGATCTGCAGGATGCTTTGGACGGCAGCTACACGGGTTCGGGGCCGATCTTTTTGGCTGTGCAGGCGTTGGCTGAGGCGTGGTTGAAGGCCACTGATCCGTTGAATGCGGCGAACTTGTTTGGCCGTATTTCGTTGCCGCAGTTTGGTTCTGGTGTGCCGATTATGGCGTTGACGACGGCGGTTCCGAATGAGTTGGAGCCGTTCAGTTCAACGTCGGTGCCGAATGTTGATGGGTGGTCGTTTAACGCGGGGCAGGATGCGGCGCAGGTTGTTGCGGATGGTTCTACGAAGACTCTGTATTTGCAGTCTGGTGTGATCAAGGTTGAGGCTGGGCAGCCGTTGGATACGGGTGTGTCGGTGACGTATTCGGGTGTGTCTTCGAGTGTGGGGCAGTCGATTCGATACGTTCTGGAGACTTTCACGTCGGACGATGGGTCTGGGACTGCTACTCCGGTGACGGTGGGGTCGGTGTCGAATCCGTCGGGGACGATCACGACTCCTGTGCTGTTGGGTTCTTCGTCGTGGGCGATTCCGGCTGGGGTGCAGTCTGTCCGGCCGGCGTTGGTGCAGGATTTGTCGGCGGGGACGGTGTTCTGGAAGAACACGCCGACGTTGAAGAAGAAGCTGGCGGGTCCGTTGTCTGATGGCTTGCCGAAGGCGATCCAGGATCGCATCGATGACTTGCAGGCAACGTGGGACAAGTTCAAGGGTTCTGCGGGTGGCACGGTCGACGACATTGAAGATGCGTTGGATAACGCTGGCCAGGCGATCCGGGATGCATTGGCGAACGCATTGGGGCACTCTGGAACTGGGCACACTGCGGCGAATCTGCTGACGTACTTCCAGGCCATTCCGCAATCCGTGGTGAATGGTCTTGGCGACCTGAACACTCTGACGAATCAGATTCGCGACATTCTCGCGGGCCTGGTCGTCACGCCGATCAACTCGACCGTGCAGGCCATCAAGGACTGGTTCACCGGGGTTGTGGGCAAGACGCAGAACCTCACGTCGGGCGGGAACCTGCCACAGAACGCGGTAAGCGGCCTCCCTGGAGCATTGAATGAGTTCAGTACGAACTTCACAGAGCTGCTGAACGGTGTCACGACGGGCACATGGAACCCTGCCTCGGAACTCAACGATCTGATCTCATCCCTGTTTGGGACGAAGACGAAGACAAATCAGATCGTTGAGGATGTCGAGACTGCATGGACCGGTGACACGCCATCGGGGACGCCGACCCCGGTGTACGACACCATCACCGAGATAAAGAATGCCGTCAGCGGCATATACACCATGGAGGTCAAGACCACTTCGGGGACTTGGACTAATCCCGGTGGGATTGTCGAGTTTTGGGTGCTCTGCATAGGGTCGGGGGATGGCGGCAGCAGTGGTGCGGGTACTGCCTCCAACCTCTTTGCTTATGGTGGGGACAGTGGCAACACCACGACTTCTACAGTAGGCGCTGCGGGCGGTAACTACCTCGCGCAACAAGTCAACCCGGCGGACCTCACCGCCACCGTGGATTACACGGTCCCTGCCGGGGGTGCCGGCGGACTGGGGCCAACTTCATCCCCTGGCACACCTGGGGCGGCGGCCACATTTGGTTCCTATGCGTCTTCAGAGACGGTTCAGTCCGCCAGTATCGCTAGCATCCTCGGCTACTACAACGCTGATGCGAGCGCGCCTGGCTATGGTGGTCCGGGGGGTTGGAAGACCTCGGGTGGAAATGATTTCGCAGGGAAGTCCGGAAAGAGCACGCCGCTGGCCACGGGCGGATCTTTCGGAAGCCCAGGGGCCAATGGAGGCGCGGGGGGCGACGCGTCCCTGACCGGGCAGTCCCGCTGTGGTGGTGGCGGTGGTGGCGGTGGTGGTGGAAACGCCTCCGGTAAGGGCGGTAACGGTGGAGCTGGAGGATTCCCAGGCGGCGCTGGCGGGGGAGGTGGCGGCGGCCTCGCGGGCAGCGGCGGTGGCGGCAACGGCGGCAACGGCGCTAACGGCGCAATCGTGTTGATCTACAGGTAGGAAGGTTATGGCCAAGGCAACGGAACGCACTGACGTGGACCTCAGTGGTTGGGCGCCGGGTACCCGCATGTTCAGCACTGACGACGATCAGCATTTCGTGGTCGATGCCGACCTGGAGGACTACGGGCACCTCCGAGTCGTTCGGCGCTCGACAGTGATCCTGTACTGCACCGAGACTGCTGGGGTTACCGACTTGATCCCTGATTTCGAGTTCGACCCCGGTACGTCGCACGAGGAGGCGGTGCGGCTAGCTGGCTTTACCCTCGGCGCGTAGCTGATACACCCGCTGCTTGCTGACGCGCAGGACCGCTGCGACCTCCTGCCAGGTGTGTCCTTCGTCGTCCATCGCCGTAGCGACCAAGCGGGCGAGTTCGGCATCGAGTCGGGTGACCGATTCCGCCCTCTCGGCGCGGTTGGCTGCGATCCGCTCGAAGGCTGTCATGGCTGGAATCGTAACAAACCCTTGCGTCTACATGGTCAAACGTGATTAGACTGCGGTGTTACTCAGACACCGTGTGGCGGGCTAACCGGCCTAGGAACCATCGGCCCGCCACACGGCCCACCCCACATGGAGGCTCACCCATGCTACGCACCGCCATCGCGGTCACCGCTGCCGTCGTCGCAATCGGACTCGTCGGCGCACCATCCGCCACTGCCGCCTGCGGACTCCACGGCAAATACGGCACCTACGACACCGCCTGCCTCGACAAGGACCCCGACCAAGCCATCAAAGATATTCACCGAGTTCAGCGGTTCGAGATGGGCCGAAAGGTCGCGGAGAAGGTACTGAGCAAGATCAAACCGGGGTACCGGCCCAACTTCCCGACGCCGCATGGCATCGTCAAGCCCAAACCCAAGCCCAAGCCTGACAACTGACCGACTCGACAGCGCAAGGCCCTCGGGAAACCGGGGGCCTTCGTCATTCCACGTTCGCCCACGTCTTTCTGTGCACGATGTGGCACACCGATTTACCCGACACCCCGAACCTCTGCGCCAACTCCTTCTGACTGAAGTCGCCGGTGGCGTACAGTTGCCGGATTTCCCGCACGTCGTCAGGCATCAGCGCGTGGAAGTGCGGCAGCTTCCGCTCACTGTAGACACGGTTGGCTTTGCCGTAGCAGCCCTTGCATAGACCCTTCGCCTTATGCGGCGCATCGCCATAGTGGCACATGCCCTCAGCGATGTGCTTGCCGTCGCAGTCATCGACTGCACAACCCCCTGGCGTTCGCGCCATCCGATTCCCCTCCTTGCTCGGGGCAAGTGTGCCATCCGCTACTGGCGCTCGTTAACGGATCAAACAAATTGGAGGTGGAATGTCCTGGTCCACCTCACCGCCCGCGCCCATCGCCAAACCGGGCTGGACCACCGACCCAACCATCCACATCCCCAGCGGCAACCAGCGGTGGGAAGTGCGGATAGAGGAACGGTTACGCGGACTCCTACACCCCCTGTCTGCGGCAATGGTGGGCGAGGTGCGCCAGCAAGGCGACCTAGCCGTACAGCTCAAACAGGTCCTGTTCGCCGGCATCGGGCAACAGACCTACCAAGGCAACCTGGTCGCCCGACTACAGCCCACAGCGTTCCTCGGAACGAACCTCACCATCGGGCAAGTTTCCGGCAATCTGCAACCCGCGCGTGCAGCACTCACTGGTGCGCAGCAGATCGCCGGCACGATGGGCGCGAACCTCCAACCGATCCGAGGCGCGGGCGTCGGGCAGCAGATCATCACCGGAACCATCGCAGCCCAACTACCTGCCGCCCTGGCCGCCCTCGCCGGATCGCAAGGCGTACCCGGCACCCTCGCCGCCGAGATTGAAACCCTCGCCGCCGCGGCCGCAGGATCCCAATCAATCAGCGGCACCATCGCCGCCGCGCTCCGCCGAATCCTCTTCACCGGCGCGGGAACACAGATCCAGTCCGGCACCATCGCCGCTCAACTCCGCAACACCCTGGCCGCGATGGCTGGCAGCGCCCAGCTCAACCCGGTCACGCAGGAGTACCAAGCCAACGGCACGTTCGACGTGTCCGCGGTCCGGGCCGCTGGATACACGCACCTGGTCCTCGTCGGGGTTGGCGGTGGGGAAGCGGGTAACAACGGCTCAGCCTTCATCACCGGTCGGGGCGGCAAGGCGGGATCCTGGAACAACACCACGATCGTTCTCGCTTCATATCCGTCGCTGACTTCTATCACAGTGACACGTGGCAACGGCGGCGCCCCCAGTGGTGGCGACGGCGGCGCAACCACGTTCGTCGGTAACGGATCCATGCCCACCCTCACTTGCGCTGGCGGCTCCGGGAACACCGGCATCCTCGCCGGCGGAAACGCTGGAAACGTCACCGTCGATGGCGACACCTACACCGGCGGTAACGGCAGCGCATCGACCGGTGGGGCTGGCACCGCACCCGGTGGCGGCGGCGCTGGCGGCAACGTCTTCGGCGGCACAGGCGGTGCGGGCGCGGTCGGCCGCGGATGGATCAAAGCCAAGCAAGTCATCTAGGAGGAGAAGTGAACCCCGAACTCGAAGCGATCAAGGACGCACTGGACAAGGACACCGGCGGTGGCCGTGACATGGATCAGGTGCGGGCACTGGCCGATGCCTACGTAGCCGCACACCCCGACCAGTTCACCAGCCTCCAAACGATGGAACGCGACCAGTGCGTGGCAGCCATCGACGTATTCCGTGCCGCCGGAATGGAAGAAGACCAGTGGCGCGTAGAGACATGGATCCAGCACCGCTGGAACCCGATGATCATCGGCGGACCGATCGCCGCAACCGTTCGCACCCCGGAGGTCTGACATGGCTGAACTCTCACTCGCATCCGCTGTCGCACAGGGGATGCTGAACGGCACAGGTTTGGCTGAGGCGTTCGGCGCTTCACCTAAGCTGCGCATCTACTCGGGCACCAAGCCCGCCACCGCCGACACTGCACTGTCGGGCAACACCCAACTGGCGGAACTGGTGTGCGCGTCGACGCCGTTCTCCGGGTTCACCGACACTGGCACTGCGGCCAGGGCCACCATGGGAACGATCGCCAACGACTCCAGTGCTGATGCCACCGGTACCGCCACGTTCTGGCGGATCTACGACAGCGCCGGAACTACGGTGAAGGTGCAGGGCGACGCCGGAACATCTGGCACGTCACTGATTCTCGCCACCGTCGCGTTCAGCGCGGGCAGCACGATCGCGATCTCGTCGGCTTACTTCGACTTGCCGAAGACGGGCACGTGGTGATCCGCGCCCTGGCGGCCGGCCTCGCTGCAGGTCTCACGCTCTTCGCACTCGTTGCGTGGGCGTTCGCCAAGGGCTGCCCAGTGTTCGACGTCGAAACCCTCCACCACATCTAACGCCCAACGAAAGCCCAATCGGATTGGGCTTTGACTTTCGCCCCGACACCACCAGGTGCTCGGGGCTTCGTCGTGAAAGGACCAGCCGTGCTTGAACGTATCGGGCTCATCATCGAGAAGCTGTTCGGGCCGCTGGCCGACCGGGCAGCAGACAGGATCGCGGACAGGCTCGCCCCGAAGCTTCCCGACCTGTCCGACCTGGACGAACAGATCGTGGCCAAGCTGCCCGACCTGTCCAACCTGCCGGAACAAACGCTCGCCGCCGTCGTGGCCTTGGTCGACAGCCTCGGACTCGCAGGTCTCGTCAAGTTCGACGGTATCAAGGGCCTGCCGCTGATCGGTGATCAGCTCGCCGAACACTTCCAGGGCGCCTGGGACGCCATCTTCGGCAAGGGCAAGCAGTGACCACCAAAGACCAGGTAGCCCAACTGATCGTCGCCGAGGCGCAGAAGCGCGGACACTCCCGAGACGACTGCCTGGCCGAGATGTCAACGCTCTACCAAGAATCCGGCTGGTCCGAAACCATCTGGGATCCCACGCATACGACCTATGGCATCGCACAGCAGGACGGCAGCTACCCGCACCGCTTCGATGGTGCCGTAGCCCAGATCAGCGCATTCTTCGATCGCCTCGACGTTCAACGCCGCAAATCCGGTGCCAGCACTGACATGTGGCTCAACATCTGCTGGCTGCAACAGGCACCCAACTGGCCGTCCGCCGACTACTGGTACGCCAACGGGCGCCGCGCCTACCTCACTGAGATCAAGTCACGCATCGCAACCGTGACGCCCTACCTCGACAAGTACTGGCCCACCACCGGAGGAAACCCCATGACCTGGACCGGCGACCCCGTCTGGCTCGAAGACGTCCTACGCCCCGCACTCGGCGACCGGCTCAAGACACTGCCCGGCTGGCAGAACCGCGGCCACGGCGACTTCAAAGACATCCGCGGCGTCATGGTGCACCACACCGGAAGCGCGCGCGAGACAGCCCAGTCCATCGCCAACGGCCGCCCCGACCTTGCCGGCCCGTTGTCGAACCTGCACATCGCGCCCGACGGCACCGTCACCATCGTGGCCGTCGGTGTCTGCTGGCACGCCGGCCGCGGCTCGTATCCGTGGCTGCCCACCGACAACGCCAACTGGCACATGATCGGCATCGAGTGCGCCTGGCCGACAATCCGATCCGACGGTTCCTACGATCCAGCGGAACGCTGGCCCGACGCACAGATCATTGCCATGCGCGACACCTGCGCCGCGCTCGCGTCGAAGCTCGGCCTGCCCGCCACCCGCGTCATCGGTCACAAGGAATACGCCGGCGCCGCACAAGGCAAGTGGGATCCCGGCAACCTCGACATGCCGTGGTTCCGCGGTGAGGTCGCCAAGGACATGCGGGGCGAATTCGAGCCGAAGCCCGAACAGCCCGGCCCCACACTGCCACCCGACTACGACAAAGAGGTCTGGGACCAGCTGCGTATCGAGTGGCCGCAGCTCGGCGGCCGCACCCTCGTCGACACGGTCGCGGCGATCGGCGCCAAGCTCGGCGTTGAAGGCTGCTACGACACCAAGGCGCCAAAGTGAGCTGGGACGGTATCTGGCGGCTGCAAGAACCGCCGATGAGCGGCGACCAGGTCGCCCTGATTCAGGCCAAGGCGCTGCGCAACTTCGGCAGTTACGCAGTGCCGCACGGTGTCACAGTCAATGGCCTCTACGACGCCGCGACGGCTGCGTTCATCCGCGAATACCAGGAACGCAAGCAGGCAGCTGGGTATCGGCCGATCCTGCCCGCTAACCCGAACGCTGTTCGGGGTGATTGCGACTATGAGACGAAGAAGGCGCTCGGTATCCTGCCGGCTACACCGGTGCCTCCGGGTCCGAAGTATGTCGGCTACGCCCTCCCCGGAACGTGGGGCATGTGGAACATCGGCCCGCAATGCATGGCGATCAACCGGTCGCCGAACGTGTGGGTGCAGGGCGTGCAGTGGAACACCAACGCATTCCTCAACCCCGACCCCCAACACTCCTACGTCGAAGCCGTCGCCGAGGGTGTGGCCGAGTTCCTGCGCCTCGCCCTGCCTGAGCCGAGACCTAAGGTGCTGTCTGGGTATTCGATGGGCGCCGAGGTGGTGGCGCGCTGCCTGGCCGCGTGGCCAGTGGATCGGCGCGACGAGATCGCAGCGGTGATCACGTTCGGTTCCCCGTCCCGGCCGCCCGGACCCACAAAGCTTGGCGCCGACCCCGGTGGTGCGGGCATCAGCGGGTTCTACACACCGGAGTGGGCGCGGGACCGGGAATGGTCCTACACAATCGACGGCGACATGTACCCCGAATCAGTCGGTGTCATGAACGCCGTCTACGAGCTGCTGACCCGCATGGAAGCCAGCCTCGAGTTCGCCAAGTACCTGTTCACATGGCTGACCGGCATCCCGTTGACCCTCAGCGGAATCCTCGGCGCCGTGACCGCCCCGGCCAACGGGATCGGCTCCCAACTGCTCGGCCTGGCCGGCGCGCAGATACCCGGCTTCGGGCTGCTCGCACCGATTCTCGGAATGGTCACACCAGGGCCAACCAGTCAGACTGCAGGGCCGATCAGTCTGCCGCAGATCATGCTCAATATCCCCGACATCATCTCGTCGCTGGTTGGGCTGCTGAAGTTCCTGTTCACCGGCGCCCACGGGAAGTACTGGGTGGATCGGATTTTCGAGGGCATGACGGCCGAGGATCACGCCTCGTCAGTCGTGACCCGACTCACCGCCGCCTGATGTACGTCGTCATGGCGTTCGGCTACCTCTACAGCGCCGGCGCCATCGCCCTCGCTTTCACCCTCGCTTACAACAATCGGAGGAACCCATGAACACGATCTGGTCGCTCACCTTCTGGAAAGACACCGCCGAACGCGCACTCAAGAGCTTCGCCCAGGGTGTGATCCTCGCCCTCGGCGGTGGTGCGGTAAACGTCCTGCACCTGGACTGGCTCACCCTCGGCGGAGCTGGTGGTGGCGCGGCGTTGCTGTCCGTGTTGACGTCGATCGTGTCTGCTGGTGTCGCTAACAAGGGCACCGCCTCAATGTCTTCTGCGGTTGAGCCTGCCGCTCGGCCATGATGCCGATGTGGAACCCGGAGCTGTGGGACAAGGTTGGTGTTGTCACCTTGCTCGGGTTCGTCGTCGCGGTGCACGCCGTGGGATACATCCGCGGCTGGATCATTCCCGGCCGGCACCACCGCGAGATCGTCGACGGCAAGGACGCCGCAATTACCGACCTTCGGGAACGCGCCGTGATTGACGCCGAGACGATCAAGGTTCAGGCGCAAACCATTTCCACCCGGGATGCGGTGGAGGACACTGCCACGAAACTGTTGCAAGCTTTCCGTGACGCTGCTGGGAGTAGCCGGTGACGTGGCCATGGCTTCGGCAGCGGCGGGAACGCGCCGCCGTGCGCCGCGACAGGGATGTGGCCAGCGCCGAAAAGGATGCCGCTGAAGTTCGACGGAGCAACGCCCAATGGCAGGCCGCCAAAGCCGAGCAGGTCTCAGCGCGGCTACGGCGTGAGATCGACAAGAACGGATGGACTGAGTTGCTGCAGCACGCCTGGGGTGGCCGATGAGATGGATCTACGCTGTCGGCGCGGCCAGTGTGGCAGCGACGATCATCTCGGACATCTGGCTCGACATCGACTACGGCCTCAACGCCGACATCGCGCTGCTTTGCATTGCCGGGCTGACCGTGGTGTTCGCTGGCCTGTACGCGTCGCGGTCGCGGTGGTGGGCGAACCGAATCGGCAAGATCTACCTGGCCAAGTCGCTGATCCTGGCACTGGTCCTGGTGCAGGCAGTCGTGTCGGTGTGGTGGCAGGACGACTACCCGGGCCGGCAGGTCATCCGGTTCGCCATCTACAGCTTGGGTGCTGTGGCGTACGTGTCGATGCTGGTGTCGCTGTGGCGTGAGCAGCAGCGAGATCGGCGGCGCCAGTGACTGATCCTCAGTTGGAGTGCCGTCGGGCGATCTGGCTGGCGGTCATCTGCTGCATGTGCGTCGCGCTGCTGGTGTACGTGGCCACCCTGTAGCTCCTGGCCTGGCAATCCCGCCCTCGACTTCGGTCGGGGGCGGTTTTGTCGTTGCTGGGGGCTATGGTGTGTGCCGTGTCCGAGCCGCTTGTCCAACGCCAGAAACCCCGCAGTGGCCCCGTCGAGCTGGCCGACCTGACACTGATCGTCCGGCCACCCGGCCAGCCATGGGACATTCGCACGTTCACCGACGACCAGCGCGCCGAAGCTGAAGCGTACGCCGCCGAGCACGGCGCCACGGTGGAGTCGCTGCCGTTTCCGCCGCCGGGTTCCTGATGGCCGACGTCGGCGACCTGGTCCCCACCACCGACGACAAGTGGATGACCCTGCCGCCCCGGCACTGTCCGAACGGGCACCAGCTCGACGGCGGCAAGGTCCTCGTCGGACACGCGCCGTGCTCGTGCGGGATCCGCGGCGGCCACACCTCGTGGCGCTGCCAGGTGTGTGACACCCCGGTCTACGGGCCGCCGCTATCCGTCGGCTGCCGGCCGCTCGCCGGGCCCGCCGCCGTCCGCACGTAGCCGCTCATCGAGGAGCTGGTCGACCACCGTCGTCGAACGGACTGGCTCACCTTCAGCGGCGCACGCCGACCGATACGCAGCCAGAACACGCAGCTCCGCGTCGATTGTCTCGCTGCTCCGCACGACGGCGCGAGTCAGTTCAGGGAGCGGTCGAAAGGCTTGTCGAGGGCGACGGTGACGGTCAGGCCGAACAGCAGTGCCGGGACCACCATGATCCACCACGCGACCGCCGGCCCGCCGAACACCAGATACGCCAGCGCGTACAGGACGCCGAGCAGCAGGGCGCCGAACAGGAAGGTCGACGCGATGAACTTCAACGTGCTCATGGCTGAATCGTACTGCTCCGCGGTGTCAGACCGGTATCCAGACGAACGCTGGCGGTGGGCACCACAGTGCGCGGCGGCCACCGTCAGTGGGGCTGGCCCAACTGTGTGACTCCATTGCGAGGCAGGGTGTGCCGGCCACGCGGGGTCCGACGCCAATGCCGTCGTCCATTCCCCACTCGTCGGGGGTGATGGGCTCAGCGTTGGCCGGGGTGACGCCGAGCATCAGGGCTGCGGCTGCAGATACAGCGGCCGCAACGATCTTCCTCATGCGCGGATCGTAGCGCCATTGGTCGACGGCAGCGTCAGAATGTCGTCAATCCCGAGCGCACTTTCGTGGACACCCTTGCGGGTGTGCACCGAAGTACATGCCCGAAAGTGTTCTTACGGTCAGCTGAGTGGTCAGGTACCTGAGCGTTTCCGACGTTGCCAAGCGCACCGGACTGTCGTTGAACACCATCAAGGCCTACAGCCAGGTACCAGGCAAGTTGCCGCAGCCTGACGCGCTGATCGGCGACAGGGTGAAGGGCTGGCTACCGAGCACCATCGACGTGTGGAATGAGCGCCGGTTGCGCGGCTAAGGGGCACGCTCACGCAGCGGCGCCCATCATCGCGGCACGGATCTCATCGTCGTCGACCGCCAGGTATCGCTGGGTAGTGGCGACCGAGGCGTGACCAAGCAGCATTTGAACTGCCCGCAGGTTGCGCGTGGCCCGGTATGCCCGTGTCGCGAAGCGGTGCCGCAGCGTGTGCATCGTCCACCCCTCGGGCAGAACGTCGGTGATCAGGAGCCCGACAG